ATGATAGAGAAGACGATTGGTGGACAGATAGAAAAGGTGGCTATGATGTCACCTTTAAGTATGAAAAAAATGATGATTAAATTGAGGTTTATATTATGTCAGATTATTTGTGGGTTGAAAAATACCGACCAAAGACGATTGAAGATTGTATCTTATCCGAAGACGTAAAAGATACATTTAAAAAGTTCCTAGAACAAAAAGAAATACCAAATCTATTATTATCTGGTTCACAAGGTACAGGTAAAACTACTGTTGCTCGTGCTTTATGTGAACAACTACAATGTGATTATATTGTAATTAACGGTTCAGATGAAGGTAGACAAATTGATACACTAAGAAATCAAATTAAAAATTTTGCTAGTACCGTATCAATAACACAAGACGCAAATCATAAAGTGGTAATTATTGACGAGGCAGACTATATGAATGCTGAGTCTGTTCAACCTGCGTTAAGAAACTTTATTGAGGCTTTCTATAAAAATTGTAGATTTATTTTTACTTGTAACTATAAGAATAAAATTATTCCAGCACTTCATAGTCGTTGTACTGTAATTGATTTTAAAATTACAGACGGTGAAAAAAATGAAAACAATGTAACTAAAGCCAAGTTTATGAAAAGACTTGAAAAAGTTTTGACAGATGAAAATATTGAATACGATAAAAAAGTATTAGCAGAGTTAATTCAAAAACACTATCCAGACTTTAGACGTACCATTAATGAGTTACAAAGATATTCAGTGCGTGGTAAAATAGACACTGGTATTCTATTCAATTTATCTGAAGTCAATCATAAAGAATTGATGAAGTCATTAAAAGAGAAGAAGTTTAATGATATGAGAAAATGGGTTGTTCAAAACTTAGATAAAGAGCCATCTCATTTATTCAGATCGTTGTATGATATTCTTTACGACCACCTTGACGCTAAAGCCATACCTCAAGCCATATTAATTATCGCTGGTTATCAATATAAAGCTGCTTTTGTGGCTGACCAAGAGATAAATATGGTTGCCTGCCTGACAGAAATAATGGCGAGTTGTAAATTCAAATAAAATTTAGTAAGAGGAGATAATGGCTAGAAGAACGTTATTTAGAAAATTAATTGTAAAATTGAGAATGTTCTATGCTGACATAAGAGGTCATCACGGTAAACGTTGGGATTACGAACCTGGTGATTGGTATATGGGCAGACATAGAAATAAAAAATAATGGCATACGAATTAAAAGATTATCTTAACTCCATCAACTTTTCAAAAGAGAAGTTTATGGATCCAGACAAACACGGTAATATAGACTTTGTGTGGGAAAAGAAATATCCCGCTTACGTTGTTAATCGTTGTTTGTCAATGTTTTGGGATACCTTAGCGGCTGCCAATGAAATGAATGGTTATCACTTCTTAGACAAGAAGGTACAATTTGACTTTTTTATAAATAGTATCAGAAAACAAAAACGATTTGGTGGGAAATGGTTATCTCAAACCAAATTAAAAGATATGGAGTATGTGAAAGAATATTATGACTATAGTAATGAAAAAGCCAAGGACGCACTTAACATACTTACGGAAGAGCAAATTGAACATATAAAACAAGCCTTGAATAAAGGTGGGAGAACAAAGAGATGAGTGAAGAAATACAATGGTCGCCTGAGAGTATGTTAGAGGTCACAATCAAACAACCAGACGATTTTTTAAAAGTAAGAGAAACTTTAACACGAATAGGTGTAGCAAGTAGAAAAGATAAAACATTATATCAATCTTGTCATATATTACATAAACAAGGTAAATACTACATTGTACACTTTAAAGAATTATTTGCTTTAGATGGTAAGAAAGCCACTTTAGTTGAGAACGATATACAAAGAAGAAACACAATCGCTATCTTATTACAAGATTGGAATTTAATTGACATAGTTGACAAAACTGCTTCAGAAAACAAAGCACCTTTAAGTCAGATTAAAGTTTTACCTTTTAAAGAAAAAAAGGAATGGATTTTATCTGCTAAATATAACATAGGTAAAAAAGCAGAATCAACCGAAGAAAAATCAAATGGCGATGGAAGTACCGAAGTTTAAAGAATTTATTACCGAAGCTAAAGGTGATGATAAGTTAAGATTACTTATTATTACAGACGAGCCAGAGGAAGCTAAAACTTTTCACACTGCTGATAGATTACGAGAAGAATGTGATAAGTTAAAATTTCCACATTATCTTTTTAAACTTACCGGCGGTTACACAACTTACGAAAACGGTATACGTAAATTTCATAACAAAGATGATAAAAAAGGTTTTGAAATAGATAGTAATACTGTTGCTATTATTAGAGGTTCAATAACACGTAGAGATAGTTGGATGGATTTTGTTTCTATCTTAGAACGTGCTATGGTTACCGTAGTAAATGGTAGAACAACTATCAATGTTTGTGCTGACAAATATAGAACTTCATTAAGACTAGCTGATTACGGTTTAACACAACCTAAATCTGTGTTACTTAACGATCCAGAAAACTCAGTAGAAATTGTAAATAATTCTGATATTAAATATCCTTGTATAATGAAAACTTTACGAGGTAGTAAAGGTGTTGGTGTATTATTTGTTGATACGGAAAAAGGTTTAGATAGTATTGTTCAGTTGATACATAAACAAGACGAAGACACAGATTTACTAGTACAAGAATATATTAAAACAGATTATGATGTAAGAGTACATATTTTAGGTGGTAAGTTTTTAGGTGCTATGAAACGACCAGTGATCGAAGGTGACTTTAGATCAAACGTATCACAAGGTTCTAAACCAGTAAAAATAGATTTAACAGAATTAGAAATAGAAGAAAGTTTAAAAGCTGCTAAAGCAGTTGGTGGACTATGGACTGCCGTAGATTTTATACCAAGTAAAAATAGAGAAAAAGAACCACCATTTATGTTAGAGGTAAATTCATCTCCTGGCACTGAGGGTATGGAAGATGCTACAGGTAAAAATATTGCTAAAGATGTAATTACATATCTTGCTAAAAAAGAAAACAGATATACTATACCAACAGAATGTGGTTATAAAGAAGTAGTTACAATAAAACCATTTGGTGAAATTGTTGCTAAGTTTGATACAGGTAACTCTGGTATGCCAGTTATTCACGCTGATAAGTTTAAAGTCAATGGTAAAAAAATTACTTGGTCTTTATTAGGTAAAACTATTACAAGTGATATTATTCGTAAAGAAGAAATATCGGTAGGTGGATTAAGAGATTATGATGAAGACCGATATGTAGTAAAACTTGACGTTGAGTTTGCTGGTGGTTACTATAAAGACATAGAATTTACATTAGACGATAGAGATGAGAGAACTTTGATACTATTTGATAGAGAATTTATGAATAGATTGAACGTGATGGTCAATCCACAAAGAAAATATGTCATCACAACTAAATACAGCATTGACTAATCACAATTTTTGTGATATATTATAAACAACTAAAGGAGATATTATGTCAGATGTGAAAATATTAAGACTATCAACAGGCGAAGATGTAATCGCTAAGATAGTTACCGAAACACCAGATACGATAACATTATCAAAAGCATTTGTTATCATTCCAAGACAATCAGGACCAGGTCAACCAGTACAACTTATGATGAGTTTGTATATGCCTTATAGTGATGATGATACTTTTTTAATCAATCAGGATAAAGTAGTAACTATGGTTCCACCTAAAAAAGAAATACTTGCTTCATATCAACAAAATACAAGTAGTATTTTTACACCGAAGAGCGAATTAATTACAGAAACTAAAATACCAAAACTGTAATGATAACTATTAACTTTATGAGGAATGGAATGAGAATTCCAGTCCAAGTATCGGAAGGTGCTTCAGTTATGGAGGCAGCTAAATTTTTTGCTAAACCTCCATTAGAAGAAATACCTGCTACTTGTGGTGGCTCTTGTGCTTGTTGTACTTGTCACGTACACGTAGATAAAAATTGGATTGACAAAGTAGGTAAATTAGATTATAATACACCTGAAGGCGAACTTTTAGAATACGAAGAAAACTTTAAAGAAGAAGTAAGTCGTTTAGGTTGTCAGATTGTTTTAAAACCTGAACACGATGGAATGATAATACACTTATTAGATAATGAACTTTTATAAAAATGTTATAGAACATAGAGGCAAACTTTTAGTACGTGGTGTACTTGACGGTGAAGAATACCGAGAGAAAATTAGTTATAGTCCAACCCTTTACGCTATTACACAAGAAAAAACAGACTATACAAATTTACACGGTCAATATTTAAAACCGATAAAGTTTGATTCTATTTCTAAAGCAAGAGATTTCAAAAGAAACTACAATACAGAAAACGCTCCTATCTATGGTATGGATCGTTATCACTATCAATACATCTCAGATGAATTTCCACAAGAAGTAGAATTTTCAAAAGACGCTATTAAAATATTTACACTTGATATTGAGTGTACAGCAGAAAATGGTTTTCCAGATGTAGATAATCCTGTTGAAGAATTACTTTGTATCACAGTTAAAAATCAATCTAATAAACAAATTATTACTTGGGGTACAGGTGACTTTGTAACAGAAAGAACAGATGTAACTTATATTAGATGTAAGTCAGAAAAACACTTAATTATGGAGTTTATGAAGTTTTGGATGAAGAACTATCCAGATGTCATTACAGGTTGGAATACTAAATTCTTTGACTTACCATATTTAATTAATCGTATTATTCGTTTAACAGATGAGAAAGTTGTAAAAAGATTTTCACCTTGGAACTTAGTAGAACAAGAACAATTACACGTACAAGGTAGACAACAAACAGTATTTTCTTTATATGGTATTGTAATGTTAGATTACTTAGACTTATATCGTAAGTTTATTCCTGTAAGACAAGAAAGTTATAAACTAGATTACATTGGTAAAGTAGAACTAAATGAAGGTAAAGATGAAATGCCTTATGAAACATTTAGAGAATGGTATACCAATGACTTTCAATCGTTTGTTGATTACAATATCCAAGACGTTGAGATTGTTGATAAGTTAGAAGATAAACTAAAACTTATTGAATTGATTTTAACGATGGCATACGAAGCCAAAATTAATTATGATGATGTCTTTTCACAAGTTAGATTTTGGGATACACTAATTTACAACTGGTTAAGAAAAGATAATATTGTTATTCCACCAAAAGAAGATAATGTCAAAGAAGAAAAGTATGATGGTGCTTACGTAAAAGATCCTATCATAGGTTTACATAAATGGATTGTATCGTTTGATATTAACTCTCTATATCCACACTTGATTATTCAATACAATATTTCGCCTGAGAAAATTATTGGTGTTAAATCAAATGGTATATCTGTAAACAATTTATTATATGGTCAAGCTAAACTAGGTCATTTAAAAACTGAGGGTGCTACTGTTACACCAAACGGTGCTATGTTTAAAACAGATAGTGCTGGTTTTCTACCTAAACTATTAGGTAAAATGTATAATGATCGTGTTGTCTTTAAAAAGAAAATGATGGATGCCAAAAGAGAATATCAAAAGACAAAAGATTCTAAATTATTAAATGAAATATCACGTTGTCATAATATTCAATATTCTAAAAAGATTGCTTTAAACAGTGCTTATGGTGCTATCGGCAATCAATACTTTAGATATTATGATGTAAGACAAGCTAGTGCCATTACAACGGCAGGTCAGTTTGTAATTCAGTTTATACAAAATAAAGTCAACGAATATTTAAACAATGTATTAAAAACAGAAAACAAAATAGACTATGTTGTGGCGTCTGATACAGATTCAATCTATGTAACACTAGATAAACTTGTTGAAAAGACTTGTCAAGGTAAATCAAAAGAACAAGTGTTAAACTTTATTGATAAGGTTGCTGAACAAAAACTAGAACCATTTATTGAAGAATGTTTTAAAGAACTTGCTGAATATACAAACGCATTTAAAAATGCTATGGTAATGAAACGAGAAGTAATTGCTGAAAAAGGTATCTGGACTGCCAAGAAAAGATATA